TTATTTAACTCCAAGACGATGTAACAAATAACGCCCACACACGGCGAGAATCCAACAACCCACAATCATTGCGGATAGTTGCGCCCCCTCGGTGAGCGACAGAGGAGGCAAAAGCGGCGAGGCTTCAACCCAGACAGTGCATACGTTAGATTCAATTGTGGTGCACTGGTAAGTCATAAATTAAGCCTTGGGAAAAGCAATCAAGCGGACACGTGACAAACGCAAATTGCCGCGTTCATCGGTAGCGAAGCCGGTCGGATCGAGCTGGTATTTGCCAGGTGGATAGGCTTCACCGGCTTTACGGTTAAGCTTGAAAGGAAGTGGAAAGTCACCAACGCCATGTAAGGCGGCTGACTGTTCACCATACATAGAACCCTTGTAGTCGCGTTCGTTGCGAAGGTCGGTAGATTTGATTTCAACATGAATAGCAGTTTGCATTTTCGGTTTTCCTTAATATCAAGAATGACCCGCCTAAATTTATGACCTCAAAGGGAGTGGCGAGAAATTCCCCTGTTTTATTGATAATCACACCGCCGGTCGTGCGAGTGACAAAAGAAATATTTTTGACAACTTCACGAACCCAGGTCGGAAGATTCCACCAATTGCGGATCGCTACTTCATCGTTGAGAAGTGACGATGCGCCATGGAGCCTTGCGCCCTTGGGAAATCTATGGATGGTTGAAGCATCACCTTTACTGGCGTACTTGGCGATATAGCCAATGGCGTGGCGTGCCTTTGCAACTTCGGTATGTCCAAGAAACCAAAGACCGGACTTATCGGGCTTAGGAATACGCATACCGAGAGGCATACGAAGCAAAACATGATAGTGGGGAGCGCCACGCTTCTGTAACTCCATGACCCAAACGTAATGCAATTTAAGAAGGCCATAGGTCGCCTTGAGGTAATCACGACAGCCTTGAATAAATCCTGAGACATTTTGTTGCATCCATTTATGCTCGGGGGCATAGGTAAGCGTAACCATCACCCAGTAATAGCGGTTAGAGTCAACGCGTTGTTCAAGAAGGCGAGCCGTATTCAAAACAGTACGGCGCATACGTTTCAAGCGAGATTGATGGCGTTCTTCTTTTCCGACCTTGGCGATAAACTGCGAAGGCTGAAAAGTTGTTTTAGAAGAGATAAACCCAAGAGCAGTGCTCATGATTGGGCTCCACGTTTTGCAATTTCACGTTGTGCAGTGTCACGGACGAGCCAGATATAAAACGCGCCGATTTGCTCGATGACAAGGAGTACCACATTAGTGAAGTGGATAACGAAGAAAACGGAACCATAGGCAATAAGGAGAAGGTGAAGGAAGTCGATAGCGGTAAACGGTTTCATTGTGGCCCCTGTTATTAGCTGTTAGAGAACATGGGGCGTAGTACACTGGGTAAGAACATAGATGTCAACGAGGAGCTAAAAAATGGATATAAATAAATTACTTGACAAATGTAAAGAATTAAGCTCTAGCCCGACAGATATGGCTTTAGCAGGGAAACTGGGAATAACGAGAGCTGCCATATCAGAATGGCGACATGGCAAGAAATTACCAGGTGTAGAGATCTGCGCAAAAATTGCGGATATGACCGGACGGGCTAAGACTAAGAAACCCTCAACTGAGGGTTTTATTTTGCCTGCACGGAATGAGAAAGCGGGAATTCAGGAAGGGCAAATGCCCTATTGATAACGATTCGCAACAAATCGATTTATTTGCTACCGATTGAGTACTGAGCATGTAAAGCGTGGAGCGCCACCGTGCTGCGCACAATCAATAATTGACTATCTGGCCGTGAACATTTCCAGCAGGCGGGCCAACGGAATCAGCAGGAGTGTTAGAGCCGACACCCGAGAATCCAAATTGCACCGGTTGAGATACAACGCCAGGTGGAGAAGCGGGAGGAGCAGACAACTGAGCATGGATATTAATTGGCAGAGGCTTAGACATAATGTTCAAGCAATCACCCAAGGATACATCGAGTTCCAGTCCTTCAGCGTTCCAAAGACGGCAGTTCTTACCAGATACAAACCCACCAGAAATGATTGCTTTGACAGGCCGAGAATCAAATATTGGAGTGGATGGAAGCAACGCGGCTGCGGGCGATAAATCGCCCTGAGCAGACCGCGCTTGTGTGCTGTCTTTAGCCTCAGCGAGATTAAGAACGTTCAAACCGCCGTCAGCGGTAAGACGATAAATAACGCCACCGACAACGATAAAAATAGCGAGTAATGCAAACGCGATCTTTTTGGGAACGTTAAATTTATGCGTATGAATAGTGGCACTTTTATAATACTGAAAGAGGTCTTTAGGATAAAACCAGTTTTCCGTATCTGCCCTCTCCTGCTCGCGCCGGTCGTTAGGGTTATCGCAATTAAAATCCCACGTAAACAATGTCGCACGTTTTAAACCGGCAGCACGATGAACATGAATATGCAAACCAACCAACTTACGGATATGGTGATGAATCAACGTAGGCGCTTGGGTAATAAAAATCAAATCGTGACCAGTATGCCGATGCGTTTCGAGCGAGGTAATACGTTCATCATCTACACGCCCTGCCTTGCCGGTGGACGGATAAGTACGCTGGGCTTCATCATAAACAACGAGTGAACCCTCAGGCGTATCACGCCAATCAACGGGCGCAAGCATGACATCAGGATGAGAAAAACCATCGATATCAGTATAAACACGGCGACCGGCTTTGAGAGCGTTCATTATGAGATAAACGGCACGGAGCGTTTTACCAGCGCCAGGTACACCAGTGATTTCGGTAATCATGGATTAGTCTTTGTAACGCCAACGTTCGCGGATTGAATAGCTGCACGAGTAAGCATCGCGGCACCGATGATGGAAATGGACTGCCCCACGCCACACAAAAGAACAATGTTTGCAACATCCGAACCGAGACCATCAAAGCTAGTGACTGCGGCAGATAATGCAGCAGTACAGGCAGCAGCAATGGCGGTATAGGAAGCGACAGAAAGACCCGCACCGGTGAGGAAGGTTGCAATACCACTGCCGAAAAGACGGCGAAAGAAAGAAAATAAACTACGCATTTTTACCGGCTCCGGAAAGAATGTAGGCAGCGATTAATGAAGCTGAAACGAGAAGTAAGGCGCGGATACCGACAGCTACATTACACACCGGTTGCCACGAAAAATCATAACTGCCCATAGAGAGCTCGATAGAGCGAGGAGAAGGACAAGACCCACCACCGAGACCTGAAACCCAAGTAACGGGAGTAATAGGTTTTTCAGGCAGTGGCGGATCAGGGGAATCGTCATCTTCGGTTTTAAGAAAGTTGCAAACGACAGAAGCCCATGCACAAAAGCCAGGCCATTGTTGACCATTAACAACAGGCTCCTCATCTTCAGTATGAGCGGGGTCGGTTTCACCTTCGGCAAGCGGTTGATTCATATCATGACGAGCTTGAACAGCAACCTCAGCCATTTGGGAAGGCATAGGAGCTACAACACGGGGCGAACCATCTGGATTGTGAAAAGCCTCGTATTGAGCAGCGGGTGACGAATTAACAGCAGCAGCGAGCTGAGAATCGGATACAGCGGCAGGGCCGGAAGGAATTTCACTGCCAACAGTATCGTTTAACCACGCAAGTCTTGCATCCGAATACGGATAACCAACCATTTGAACATTGTTATCACCAACAATGCCGTTATTGAAACGAAGACCATAGGTAAAGTAATAAGCACTACCAGTATCAACATGACCTTGAGCAACATATCCAACAATGACAGCAGGGTTATAAGCAGCCATCTGACAAGTCATAGCTGCTGCGGGCGTGGAACGGGTACAAGAGGAATTGCCGTTGGGAGTCCAGGAAATGCCATCAATTGCTTGCAAGCCAGGATTACCCTGCGAAGGATAAATATCGTGCGTGACATAATCAATAAAATAACCGATACCGATTACGGCCGCACTGATGGCAGCAGCACCGGCAACAACGCCAAATATGCGCGTTCGAGCAGCTGCAGCAGTCTGAGCTTCAGAAAATGCTATAGCGCGAGAATAATAAAGAGATTGATTGGCAGCGGTGCCCGTAAAGCGAGCCTCATAGGTAGCAGTAGCGAGGGTTTCACCGGTAGCGGACGTGCCATACGGCGCCACCTCAATAGGCGTAAGAGCAAGCTCTGATTGAGCAAATGCCGCCGATGAAATCAGCGCAGCAAAAGCCAAAATGAAGAAAGAACGGTAAAACAT